TCCACCATCAGGGCGGCGGCCGGAATCTGTTTAAGAGCGTTCTTGAATTTCCAATAATACTCCGCAATCGTACTAGCCTTATCAGTACCATTGACGATTCGACGAGCGTTGACTGGATCCTCGATCCCCTTAGATTTAGATAGGTATTTCGGCAAACCGACGCCAGTGAACCAACCGTGGATCATACCGTCATAAGAGACCAACGCCGATGTCTGCGGATGTAGCATCTTATGGGCCTCGGGGTGGATATTTGCATCAACGCCGTAACGCTCCTTGAGATATTTTTGGCCATTTTTATAGTTCTCTTCCCAGGTTAGCTGAACATGGCCGCGCCCATAATAGCACTGACCATGTGGACCTGCAGGCTTGCCGTAACTCTTGCCCGAACCTTTGCCGTATTCTTCAATCGGCTGCATAGTATAAGCAGTTTCGTGGTAAAATGTCGCCAGCGCATAGGCGAGCCACATCGTCCCATCGTTCGGATTGTTAACCTCGAAATGCTGCTCCCACACCTCAAGCAGATAATTCATGCCGTCTACCTGAGATTGAGTCAATGTGCCCTTAAATAGATCTTTGCGAACTGTATCGAAAAAATGTTTACGGTCATAAGGCATCAGACCCGTCCCTTCCAGATCCTAAACGGGGCAGCGTCACTCGAATTGAGATAACGCTTCCAATCGCCCTCGTCCCATCCCTGTGCTATTGCCGTCTCGTAGACGGTCATTGGGATGCGAGCGAGCAATTTATTGGTTGTGCGCTCCCGGTGATTCTCCGTATCGCGCTTAATGCTTTCAAGTATTTCATCAACATTCTGCTCAGTAATAACATGGAACCGAGCAGGGTCTTCGGAATCAGTCATCAAGGTACGACGAATACCATCCTCGTCCTTGATGACTGACTTCCGCTCCACGTCCTTGTCCTTTTACGCCGTGATACCATTGAACAGAATATGCGCGAGAGAGTTGCGCATTTCGACGCCCCACTCCACGACAATCATTCGGTTTTCCGCATCACCGATGCGGGCCATCAGGTACTGGCGGAACGCACGGAAGAATGCAACTGCCGCGTAATCCGGGTCAATGAGGAGGCCGATATCCGGCGCAACCCAACGAGACGGGAGCGACTTCACTCTGCCGAAATCCGTCGCGAAGATATCGACGGTCGACACAACCTCGGTCTTCCCGACCAAGACTTGGGTGGTGGAGCGGCCAACAAAGGTCGAAGCCGTCCGCTTCGGCCCCGGCGGCAGAATCCACATCGTGGGCGACGCACCGTTGGTGTATGCTTGCTGCATCGCGTCGTTCAGCATCTCCTCGGTCAGCTGAACCGGAGTAGCCGGAGCCACAAATGGGTCCGTCTGCAAGACCGGCAAACCAGTGACCGAAGTTCCCGGCGCAATCGCAGCGGCGGGATTGCTGTTCTTGTCAATCGCTCGCGCCAACCAGTGAGAGATGCCTTCGGTGATGCGCGGAACAGGCGTGGTCGCGTCCGACCCGTCGTTGCGCGCTTGCCGCGAGCACATCATAACTTCCATGTCCGACTTGAGGACCTTGGCAGCCATTGCCATCTGGTGGGCCATTTCGGAGCCCTTGCCCGCCGCGTCCGACTCCTCCTGAGTCCCTGACACGGTGGCATCGCGTTCCGAAATCTGCGTGCAGTTATTGACGCGGACAGTCGGCGTCCCAACGGAAGGAGAAAGTTGAAAACCTTCGACCTGGGCGTTAGCGGCGTTGACTAGCGGAAGATGTTCGGTTTGCCAGTCGAATATTCGGTTCTTAACGTTCCTGCGCCGAATCGCAGACATAACAGGCGTGTCGAACGGATCGATGTTGTAAATGGCGTTCGACAAATCTTCGCGGTTCGCCGTAGCCTGATACGTAGTAAAGGCGTTGGTTACTTTGGCCATGTTGATCCCTCATCGGATTATCTTCTCGAAGACCGAGGCCGCGTCATCAATGCGACCTGATTTAGCCAATCGGCTCTGGGCTTCGTCGATATTCCGACGTCCCGCGTTCCCTATTCGGGGTGCGGAACCGGGTGTCAACGCTCTGCCTTTACCGGGGACGACCGCTCTGGGTTTTGCCGCCATCAACCGGTCATATTTGCTCGCCTTCCTCAAAACACTGAGCATCCGCGCATCGTAAACGGTCGCGACCTCTTGTTCCGAGAAACCCGCCGTCATTGCGGTTCGCCGCATTGAGTTGAGTTCTTTTCGGAGAGCACCTTCGTCAGGGATCTTATTGTCCATGACGAACCTAGCGAATTGATCCTTCGCGTAGGTTTCCGTAGATCGGGCCTGTTCTGCGGCCCTCTCTTGCATCGCCGCGCCTCTTGCCTGTCGGAGTGCTTGCAGCTTCTGGTCCACCGCCTCGTATTGTTTCCTCAACGAATAGGCGGATTTCGGATCTCTCTGGAACTCCGCTTCCCAATCAGGTTGCTGCGGAAGGAGCGTCATGATCTCCTGCTCCAGCGCTGCGTTCTGATTGATGTAGTGGTCACGGACCTGCGCAACACGCTGTGCCTCGGCCATGACTGTTTGAGAAGCTTCGTTTACTTTATTCATCCGCTGGTGGAAAGTTTCTGTGCGGATGTAACCTTCGAGCGCCTGCTTTAGGGTAACCTCCATCGGTTTCCCGTCAACAGTTACCTCATACCTCTGGTCAGACCCCTCCCCGCCTTCGCCTTCGGCGTCTTCGCCGGCGTCCCCGTCGGGCAACTCCCGCTCGTCGTCGGTCTGCTCGTCGTCGTCTGATAGAGCCCCTTGATCTTGTGACTCGGACTCGTCGTCACCTTGTTCTTCCCGCCGCTCATCCCCGAAGGTTTCGTGTCTTTCGTCGGCGGGGGCATTGACGCGTCCCTCGCCGTCGGATTCATTACGTTGGCGACCCTGCCTTTCAGCTTGGGAGGTCGTTTTGCGGGATCGTGTGGCAGGGGCTCCATCTTCGAACGGGTCACCATTTGCTCTCGCTTCCTGGCGACGCCGCCTTACGTCCTCCCCGCCATCGCGGGTATCGCCAAACGCGTCGCCTTCAGTTTGGCGCTCAGCAAATAAAGACTCAGGACGAGGCGTATTCTCGCGGAATCGACCAGACGTATCCCGCGCAGGAACCCGTTCGGGGCCTCCTACCGCGTCACGGAAAGCATTGGCAGCTTGATCAATTCCCTCGGGCATTTCTTGCCATCATTTTGTAGTCATTTATCTGAACAGCAAGTTCAGTAGCAAGGGCTTCCAGCGCGTTTATCCTAGCACACAGGCGGGCACCTGTCAAGTCCCCCGCCCCGTTGTCCATGAGTTCCTGGAACCACTGCTTACGTAGTTTCATCAAAGCATACTGGAATGCTTTGTTCTCAAGCAATTCCTTGGATATGCGAGCGCGCTCCTTTATGTCCTCCGAATCAGAACTGCGATCCATTATTTACCCCCACCTTGGGGCTTAGCAGCTTCCATCGCGATGCGCTCTCGCTCGATCTGCATCTTCTCCAATTCCTGCTGGTTCTGGAGTTCCATCTTCTGGCGCTCAAGCTCGATGCGCTTATTGTCGTACCCGCTCTTCTGAAGCAGCTGCTCCTGCTGAATTTCGGCGGTAGCCTTATTCTTCTGCGCTTCAAGGCCTTGCTGACCAATCTTCGCGGCGGCGTCGGCTTTAACCTTCTCGTACTGAGCCTTGGACGCGACCGTCATCGGATCGGGTTCCTTCGGCGCAGACTGCATCGCTTGCAGCGTCTGCGGGTCGGGCATCTTGAAATACCTGTTGACATTTTTAATGTTAAGCATCTCCAACATATCAGTAACGGTGTTCAGCATTTCCGGAATACCACAGATAGGATTATTGAGGCCCATCTGACTAACGAGAGTTTGCTGATCTTGTTTAATCTGTGTAAGGGCCATCATCCGCGTAACGTCGGTGCCCTTGCCGAGGGTCGGATTTACCTCCACGCCCATCGTAGCGTCGAAGGTGCTCGGATCGAATTGCTGAAAAGTTCCGTTGACCCGAAGAATACGCGGCGGGTTCGGGTTCTCACATATCTCGTTATAAAGACCCTGGAAGAGATCCTTAAAGCCGGTTTCCGCGAGAACCCTCGCCACCAACTCGATACGCTCTTGGGCTCCGGAAATGATTGCATCAACGCCAATCATAGTCGACGATTGCAATGCTTTAGGATCAAGGCCCTTCGCCGCATCGGATAGTCCTGTCCGCCGCTGCAACACTTCGTTGAGCATCTGGATCACCGGAAGGGCGTCCTGACCAACGAATGGAGTACGGGAATAGGCTACGGCGGTGTTCGGATCGCCTCGCGTGCGAATGATGGCCCCAAGATCATCGTTCATCGCGTCGTCGAGATTCGTCATCAATTCGTTGACTACGGTCTTCGGGTTAATCGATTCCGCTAGCGAATCAAGAACACCCCGGAACATATTGGTCTTGATGCGCTGGATATCGAGGGTGAGATCGGCGATAGAATCGCCAACAATAGTGTGAGAAATGGGATCAACAGAAAAACAGGCGAACTTAGCTCGATTCGCTGTCTCATCGTTGACGATTGCGTGATCCTCTCCCATCGTGCAAATATATCGGAGCTGAGTTGACCCAGTTCCATCCTTATCCACCCAGATGTACCATTCTCCATACATCACTCCATCGCCAATACGAGTCGACATTCCACGACCCTCATTGCGGAGTTGGGCCTCCATTGTAAAATTATGAATATCTTGCGTTTGAATATAATTGGCGCATAAGTCGCGGTCATAACCCATTGACACCAATTCGTCGATGTAGACAATACGCTCGTGCCCGATAATGCGGGAACGAGAGAAACTTCGCGCGTATCGATCAAGGCGCATCTCCTCTGGAGGAACCCCGGCGACCTTAATTACCGGTTTGCTGATCTGATACTCGATAACCACTTCAGGAAAGAGACCAGTCTGCTGATCCACCGGGGCTGCTTGAACCACCCTCGACCCTTGCGACTCTTGCAGGAGAAGTTGGATCTGCATTTGGTTGCAGTTGACGAATGTCTTATAAGCTGTCTGAACATTGTCGTCGGTCCACCATTTCACGAAGCCTGTCTTAACCGTCATCGCGTCTTTGAAGGCACCGTATAGAATAAGAAAGCCTGGATTATCCTGCCAGAACGTATAATTTACGTAGTTTGTCGCCTGTTCGGCGGTCGCAATCTCCTGCTGCGTTCTCGGAACAATCGTTATAACATTCTCCGACGCAGCGAATATGCGAACAAGAGAGGGCAGCATCTGGAGAACGGCGTCGCGAACATCGGTGGACACAAAAGTCGATTTGTTCAGCGACTTTGTGTCATATTCGCCGCCAAGAATATCGCCGAATGTAAGGCTGGGGTCCGTAAGGACGCTGGAAGTCTCCTCAGGAGGCTGCCCCCCCATGCTCGGAAGCATTCCGTAATAAAACTTCTGCGCCTCGTCGCGATATTTGGCGAGCACAGAGTTCTCGTAATCCCTGCAATCGTTGATGAGGGAATCGATGAATTGCGCATACGACTCCGGATCAGCGGGATCATATTGTGTGGCGGTTCCGGAGTCCTTAAAAGAATAGAAGAGGCGCTCCATGCCCCCGCCAGCTTGCTGCGTGTAAGACATTTAGTAACCCCATAACGAAGGATCAACGCCGCTGCTCGGTCTATTGGGACCCGTCTGCTGGCCGCTCCCCATCACCTTCTGCTGATACAGCCCCATGTTCCACGGGGCGACCCCGGAAGTATCCGTGGAACCATCGAAGGTATTGTTGGGGAGGTTCTGGAACATTTTGCCCACGTCGAATCCACCCGAGAGAGCGCCTGCGGGCGGCGTTGCGGACGGATGCCCCGTCGGGGTTTGTTGCGGACTGCCTCCGAACATGCTGCCGAGGTTGGCAGCTGTGTAAATGGGAGCGCGACCGCCCACCGAATTAGGGGTTTGATATTGGACGGTGCCGAAGTTGGGGTTCATCGGCGGGTTATTCGCGGTGCGGTTCGCGCCCTGTGGGGCGGGAATACCCGGAGAGGGTGCCCCGCCAACATTGGAAGGGTTGGGAACAGGCGGAGCATATGGATGGCGAACCCCACCGACCGGAATGGGGATATTCCCCAATGACCCTGGAGCCATTCCGGTGTTCATGTTCATCGCCGAATCAGCTGCGCGGGGGTCTCCTCCAGGCGGAGCGTAACCACCAGATCTTGGAATAATCGGTCCAGTTGGCGTCCCGCCCGCGTGCGCCTGCATTACGTTGGGAAAAGCAGACATATCGGTGGCATTGCCGGGGTAAGTCTGCGCCAACAGCGCGTCGAGCCAAGCGGGGTTCTTCTGCGAGGTAGCCATTATCCTCTCCAGGTTATAGCCTTCACCGCCCACATCTGTGCAGTCTGCGCCTCGGTGATCGCGACGCTATAAAGACGCTTGTGTTCGCCGTCCGAAGTACTGGAGCGGGCGTCGTTGAGAGCATCAATAATCTCGGCGAATAATCGCTTACAGTCGTGAACATCGTCGCTGCCCGACGGGTTGAACGACAAGCCAACTGCGGATTCCCCATAACTCATTGCGCGATCTCCTTAAACTATTCCCCTTATCCTTCGCCTAAGAGGGCCTTGATGTCTAGCGGAACCGGCATATCCGGCAACCAAGTGGAAGCTGGTGGCGAGTGTTCGAAA